AACTAAAAAAGCATGAATGTCTGGTGTTATTTCTAACAACGGCTTCATTTCTTTGCCTTTTGGAACAATCATTTTGTTTATCGTATTCGTGTTTTGGCTTTCTGAATCTTCAATCGCGTGGAACCGACCACCAAAAGGTCGATTTCCATGTATTCTGTGGGAACGGTTGCTTGTGGGTTGCTGTCTTATATAAGTGCGATATTCTGTTCTTAACGACTCTAAATTATACATAAGAAGACATTGTTTAACAAACTTTTGACGGGTTTTTAATTGTTCATCTGTTATTTTTAGAGAGGAGTCAAGTCCACCACCCGTTGCTATATTTGCAGCAGCATTAGCAAGAGCTTGTTGGGCTCTTTCATTGGCTGTATCAAACAAGTCTCGCTCAGTTTCTGGATCAACTCCATCCACAAATAAAGCTGAATACTCCAAATACAAGTAAAACTTCTGTACGTTGTTAAGCACGGTTCCAATAACTCGCGCAATAATTTCGGAATAATAATCCACTGATTGTTCAAACAAAGTCTTTTGATTTAGGTTTTTATTTCCAAAAGCTTCCTGTCCTAGCTCAGCAACAAAAAATGCATAACCTGCATCAATAAGACTTTCGACAACTTTTCCAACATCCGCCCCAGGTTGAGGAATAACACTTACTCCAGATAATTTATCAGTTTCTAACGATTTTGGATCAAACTTTTCTCCAAAAGAAATAACATTAGTGTTTTCTAGACCTCCTCCACCACCGCCTCGTTCTGGGTTTTGTATAAAACCGGAATTTATAGTCTGCTTTGCTTTTTTAATATCATGTGTTTTCCCCGGGTATGAATCCTCGTCACCCCAACCATTATCATCCGGATCAACGATTTTTCCGTTATATTTGTATTTTCCAATCTTGTTGTTCTTAATATTACCAAAAAAATTTTCTGATTGTAATATATTATTTGTTAAATCTTTCCCGATTAAAGAAGCATATTTTTTCATGCCGGGAACATTACTATCTTGAATTGCTTGAATATTATTGGCGATATTTTCAGCTGCTTCTTCTAAGTCATCAGAGATAATTTTTGAAGTACCATTTAGTTCAGGGTATTGAAAATATTGATATGCTAAACTGAACTTGTCTTCAACTTCTACATAAGGGCCGGTTAAATCCGCAAACCCCAGATTGAACTTGATTCCAGTTATATCTCCTAGATTAAAACCATCCTTTAACATCTGATCGACTTTGACTGATATTTTGCTTATCATATTTGCTTTGCTGTATCTTTCTAGAAGTACCGTGTTTCCTGTTTGAACATTCGTTATGCCATTTAGCACAAACAACCAGTCAATAATTGTTACTAGGGTTTTTGCAAAGCCATAAAATCCTGATGATTTATCTTCATATTGAATCATATCTCTAAATGCTTTATAGAATCTTTTTTCGTCATTTGTTGTTGTTTCTTTTTCTATTAATTTCTTTTTAATTTTAATTAGCAGACATGTTGCTATGGATTGCCTTTGATCCGGATCAAACGTTCTATATCTATTTATAAAATATGAATAATCTTCTGATTTGAATTCAACTAGTTGTTCTAAGGCTTCAGAAGCACTATTTATTAATGCCACAGCACCTGCTCCGATGGAGCCCGCCACCGCTCCTGCTGTACCACCAGCAACAGTTATTATTGTGGCCTGTGTTCCTGTGGACAATGCCGCAGCTCCCCATGCCCAGAAACTTGTACCGACATATGCAGCAACACCTACTGAACCTAGGTAAACACCTACTATCGTACCGGCCGATGCTGCCACTGCTACTGTAAGATATCCCGACCAACTTGTTTCAAAAGAAAAATTAAAAAATTCTTCGGGAGTTACTCCACCAGCAGTAGCATTTTCTCCTTTATCTTCCAATACTAATTCTATTACACCTTCAGCCATATTATATCACCTGCAAGGTTTCGGAGAGATTTGTTGGAATCTTGATGGTCTCTCCAAGATCAATGTGATTTTCTGTCGGCTTGTTGTTGAAAGAAGCAATAACCCACCATAGTTTTGGATCGGAGTAATACTTCGAAGCCAGCAATTGAAACGTATCACCATATTTCCAAATATATGGTTCGAATCTTATCTTTTGTTTTTCGCTTTCGTCAATTTGTCTAAATCTTTTAGATCGAAATTGAGTTAGACTCTTAATACCTTTTTTGTCAAAAGTATCTTTGTACATATCATCTTTATTTGTCGCTTTTCTGTTTTGTTTATATCTAGACATATTTTATCCTTAAAATGGGAAACTCTTCTGTGGACCTAGCCAGTCACCGGTATTTGCGTCAACACCTAAGTCGGAATCATGCAATACATTAAGTGTAAAGGAGAGTTCAAAGTTTTTAGCATAAAAGTTTCCACCACCCTCGGCAAACATTCCCAAGCTTAGAGTCGGTTTAAATGATATTCCATCAATATATCCCAAAAGACCTTCTGTTCCGTCTTGAGATCTAACTAGATTACCAAACTTTACACGAAGCAAAGGTGCTTTGGCCATGGTCTTTGACCCTTCAAATGCTTCGCTAACCGTTTCTTCTTGAGGTGGACCAACATCTCCATCAGCCATAGGTATGCTTTGCTTTATAGCCGGTATGGAAGTATCCAAATAAGCCGGGTATAGCATCTGAGAGAATTTTGAGAATTTTGTTTGGTTCTCTTTGGCCTCGGCTACTGAAGCCGCCGGCACATTAAAAGAAAGAGCAACAGTTCTCTTGGTATTTTGAAAAGAAGCAATGGGGTCCATTCTTCCAAAAACATCTTCGGAGTTCCAACTGGACTTAAAGTCTTGAGAAATATTTGTAAGAAAAGCAGGAAATGCTACCTTACGAGAACTTATCATACTTTTTATTTCAAGCTCTGCACCAGTTGAGTTTACGTAACTCTGAACTAAATCTCTATACGTAGCCATTATTTATTCCCCATTGAAGTTTTATATACACCTTTCTCAATCAATCCATCCATTGCATCACCGTCTATCTTAATAACTATGTCTGCATTGAAAACATTCTTGATTTGATCCGCTAGAGAATTGATTGTTTGCATTTGAGTAACAGAGCTCTTGGTCATAAGACTAGCTGATTTACCAGTCGTTATCAGGGCAATGTTTTCAAGCTCTGCTTTGATGTCTGACTTATCTACTTTATCCAAAAATTCTGCTAGTGCTCCCATTCTTTGTGAAAAAACTAAATCCACAGCGATATCAGCTGTTCCACTAAGAGCACCCATAAGTCCAGCCATTTTTTCTAGTCCAGCCATAGACTTTATAAATTCAGCCATTCCAAGAGCAGCAAGTCCAATCCCAGCACCAATCATTAAAGCAGCTGCCCCTACTGATAAAAGCACACCAACAGCAGCTGCTGTAACAAGGGCTTGTGGCCCTAAGACCATAGCGGTGAGTGCAGCCATCAATATACCAAACGCGATTGTAAAATACATGATACCTGTGGATGCGGCTTCAAGTTGAGGGCCCGTTAAACCTGCGAACGCTTTAACAAACTCAGCCATACCTGTGGCAGCAAGACCAATACCTTTACCAATCATAAGCACTGCTGCTCCAAGAGCTAGCATTGTTGGGATAGAACTTTTCATCGAACTGTTTGCTTTCTCCTGTTGTTTCGTGCCTTCTTTCTGAGCTTTAGTTTTCTCTTTTTCAACTTCTGCTTCTGCTTTGGTTAAGGTTATACCTAGTGCTTGGCCAACCCGTCGGATACCACTAACAACGAAGTCTTTCATTTTTGTACCTATACCTTTAGTCATACCTAAACTAAGAACATTTGTAAGAGTTCCGAGCGCCCCAAGTCCTTTTGCAAACAAAAACAATCCAGCCATCCCGCCAACTATTGTTCCGAAGTATCCTTTGGTAAAATCATCTAGCTCTGTTATGCCATCTAGTACAAACTGAAGCACTGTTCCCATTGTCTCTAATGCTGGAGCAAAAGCTGCCGCGAACTCTCCCATAATCAATTTTAATTTTTCTAGGGTTGGGGTTACGTCTTTCATTACTTTATCAAATTCTGCTTGGGCATTCGCTGATTGTTTCATTTGAGCTTCGTAATTTTCATATTCCGACATAGACATACCAAAGATTTTATTTGCTTCTGCCATGTCTGTGATACCAGCCGCATTCGCTATAGCTTTCTGTGTGAACTTATCCATTGATCCAAATGATTGACCGGTTGCTTGAGTTGTGCTGATTAGCGTCTTTATTCTTTCGTCTTCAGTCATCATTAGCATTTCTGTTGCTGATAATTGAGAACCCAAGATAGAGTTAAGTTTTCCAGCACCTTCTGCCGCACCAGCAAAAGTATCAAATTTCTCAACCATTCCTAAAAGTGTTCCTGTTTCAACACCAGCGGCTTTTGCTGCCGCCGCGATTCCAGTAAACACATCTATTGACTTATCTCCATATACAGCAAGAGTCTTCAGAGAAGCATCATAGTCTGATAACATTTTGGAAGTTGTTATACCTATCTTGGTTCCCATCATACCAATTTTCTTAGAAGCAGCGAGAGCTTCGGTACCGGACATTCCCATAAACTTATTCATGTTATTTAACATATCTGTACTTTGTTTCGCTGATACTCCGAGTTTCCCTAATGAAGCAACCCCTAGCGTTAAGTCCTTTTGAACTCCTGGAGCACTTCTATGAAAGTCGTTGAAACCGGCTAATAAGCCAGCCATAGCCTCTCCACCTTCAGCAGCTGTGATGCCAAATCGATTCCCTTGTTTTTGAACCTTTATAAGAACATCGTTATAACTATTAGCCAATCCTGTTGTCGCTGCAAATTTTGCTGAGGCATTATCAAACTGTGTTGCCATACTCAATGTGGCTTTAGCTACGGTGTTAAAAGCGGCAGTTGCTAAGTTCTGAACATTAACAACATTTTTAAAAGCCAAAGCGAATTCTAAAGCACCATTTTCAGACTTTAACATTCTCTTGGTAAGATCCCCAAACTGAAAGACAACATTTTTAGTGGCCATGCCGGACTCCAAAAGGCCAAAAGTCATGCTAGAGAAAAATCCTTCAGCGTCTTTTGAATTCTTTCTTTGCGCATCAGATAAGAGTCTATATTCTTTTGTCTCTTCACGTAATCTTACTATAATCTCATCAAACTGTTTCTTCTCTTGCTCTCTTATAGCTATTTTGTTCTCTGCTTCTTTTATCTCCTGCTGGACTTGCTTTAATCTTTCTCCCTCTGCCTTAAGAGCTTCTTCTCTCAATTTTTGTAAATTTTTCTCCTCGGCATTTAAAGCTTCTTCAGTGTCACGTACAGCCTCAAGTGCCTTGTTGTAGGCATCAAAAGCAGCCGCCATGTCACCAGCATTAGCTTGCCTCTCAGCCTCTTGAGCCAATAAAAGTCTTTGATCGGATATCTCCTCTTTCGTCAGCTCAACGCTTTCTCCCTTAAGTTTTTTCATTTCTTTTTCAAGTTCAATACGCTGTTTCAGTAGTTCATTTTGCTTCGCCAACTGTTCGGGGGTTTGTTCACTCATTTATTATCCCTCATGCTTGAAAGGCCAGGAGACACTTGTCTCACTTTCAAACTCCGATATTGATTGGTCTAGCTCTGCTTTTCTCTTCATGGTCATTGGGTGTTCTTTCCCCATTTCCATGATCGCGTCTAGATAAAATTTTGTTCTCGCAACTGCTTTAATATAAGACTTAACTTGCTCTGGGTGTCCTTTAATAGAAAATTTCTTTTCATTCTGTTCCTCTTTCATGAGAGCAGATAGATTAATCAAATCAACATCAATTCTGAAGTCAACTCCATACATCGCTTTCAATATATCTTTCGTTATATTACCTACTACGGCTTGTAGAGAGGTTTCTCTCAACAAATTAAAATCAATACTCTTCATAAAAAATCCTCTTTGTAACATAAATAGTTTTATAAAAGAAATGCCCTATAAGGGCACTATATGTTTTATCTCTTAGCTTTTTCATACTCTTTCTTTTCATCTTCTGCTTGCTTATTAAGTCTCTTAATCCACCATAATCTTAAACCCACAGGGAGATTGTATGCCTCTATAAAAGACCATCCTCCAAAATGCTTTAATATGAAAAACTGCTCATAGACTTGCTCCATATATTTAGGAGTCAGGCCAAAAAAAGTCCGCATTAAGCGGAACCTCCAGTTCCTGCTGATGTCCACAAGATTCACATTCAAAATCGCTTTTGATTTCAACGTTTGGATTGGCTATTCTATAGCATTTCTTCAAATGAAAAGAGTCAGAAGACAACATAGTATCAACAAATTGATTAATAAGAGAAGTTTCACTATACCCTTCTACACTTACTATAATCTTTTTAAAGTGACCAGTTACTGTTTTAGTAAGTCCTTTAATTCTTGTTTTCTTTTTAGCCAGTTTCTCAGAAACCATAGCCATTTCATCTTTACCGGTTAATAGTCTAAATTTTACTTTATATTTTGAAGCCGGCATTGTAGTTTGAAAATAACCATCCTCAGTTCTTACCATATTATCCTCTTCACTTTCCATACTTTCTTTAATAATAGGATTATCTAAGTCAAAAACATGTTTACTTTTTGCCTGACAGTTTGGGCAACTGACTTGAGTTTCATAGGCGTTTCCATATCCTGAAGATCGTGCTGCGATGATCATAGCATTTCTGTCACCTGAGTACATAGAAGAAGGTGAAACTCTTTTATCTACAATAACGTTTTCCATGAACCTCTCAATAGCTAGTCCTTTTTTAAGGAGCTGTTCCGAAGACAAGATATCTTCATCTTTTGCGGTCATGAAATAAATTTCAATTGTTTCTTGTCCGTGTAATGGATGTCCTTCGGGGTATGAACCACCAGAAGGCAATGTTACAAACTCTGTTGGTCTTACGAACTTTAAACCAGGAGCTTCAGTGGGTGCTTGGGGAGCTTGTTCTTTTGCCCCGAAGCGATTTTGATTATTTCTCATTTTTACCTCTTTGTTATTCTGTTAATTCAGCTTCATCATATGAAACTGTTATTGTTATCTCTGAAAGTGTTTCAGTTTCATAAGACAATTCTCCGCTGTCTACCGCAGTGATTATAGCATTCTTAAGTGTCCATTTCTCTAAAACACCACCATCTGCATCTAATTGTTCTATTACAAAATCTTTTATAATTTTATCCTTTGCTATCCCGTCTTTAGACTTATCAAGAGAATATCTGGATTCTTTAATGAAAGAATACAACATATGTTGTTTTGTTGGGCCACCCACAGACATATCATTCTTAAAGTCTATAATCTTTATAACAACGTCTTTCCACGATAAGATACCGGGATACTTTATCTTATGATTTATCAGTGTATACTCTTCTTTGCTAATTTCAAAAGAAGGCTTGGTAGCAGATTTAGCCCACCACCAATATCCTGCTTCATAATAAGGACTTGTTGGGGAAGAACCTGCATCCATAATACGAAACCGGTAAGGTCTTACCGGCTCTACAATATCTTTTTTCTCAGACCAAAAAGCCATCTATTCTCCGAAAATTATGGTGTTGGGGGAAGTATAACATTACCAGTTAAAGGATCAAATGTATCAATTTCTGCTCCAGTTACAGGATCGTATTTCATACATGTTGCCCAGTCATACTTCATCTTCATATCTATTTCGCGCAGATCGTCGCCCTCATATACAAACTCACCAAATTCTACACCGGTCAAGAAAGGATTATTAAGAGTCCATTTCTCTAGAGGCTGTCCTTCAGCATTTAGTTGAGTAAGGATAACACCTTGAATATTAGCACCGATTGCTGATTTTTTCTTAGACATTGTAGCAAATGAGCCATTTTGACTAGCTGGTACAACATATCCAGAGTTCATAAGAATTTTGTGTGTTGCAAAAACTGCATCTGGTGATACTGGGTCTACCATTTTTACACTGATCTCATTCCACTCAACGTGTCCCGGGAAATGATACT